GGGGAGAGAGAGTGGCGGTGGAATCGCTAGTAAAAAAAACACCGCCTACCTTCTTCTTCACTAGATCCATCTCTTCGGGTAGTCGATCTTGGCGTGAGAAGTTACAGCGTTTACAAGCTGCGACTAGGTTATCTGGATCATCGCTTCCGCCTCTAGCTACTGGGATTACGTGGTCGCACGTCGTTGCTTCTTGACCGCACCAGAAACACGTCCAGCCATCACGATTAAGGATCCGAAGTCTGAGCTTCTTCCATTGTGTCGAGTTGCTCTTACGCTGTGAGTGTAATGTCATTAGTAGAAGTTCCTCTTCTGATGGAATGCCCACGCCTTGCAGCTTGTCGAATAGCGTGTCTTCACGTATTTAAGCGTAGCGTCTATTTGGCGATAAGGATCTAGATCTCTGTAATGCTGTGATCTCATCTGGCCTAGTCCGTAATGGCTACCATTCTTGGCTAAGTAGTTCCATCGAGATTCTTTAGTGATGATCTTGTTAAAGCATTGAAACTCTTTATAATCGAGAATCCTTGAATGTGCATAAAGCTTTAGATGATCTATTGAATAACTAGCTGCTGTTGATTGTGGAATGCTTGTTATTGAAGTGATGGCCGCTAGGACATAGACCGCGCCCATTAGCTGCTTTCGCCCTTGCGAGCTAACCGCGATAGCGGCTCGCTTCAAGCGATAACAGCGTAGCAAGGCTGTCAAGTTTAACAGGCTAACAAGCGTGTTCTTGAGCGTGTCCCACAGGGTGTGGATAACGTCTGTGTATAACTTCATGGCTTACCGCCCCAGCCATTACCCTTGAATACCACGCCTCCAAGCGAATAAACCCGCTTCATGGGAACCGTACAGTTAGGACAGTAAGGACTTCTTTCTAGCTTGTCCTCTATAGATCTCTGGACTTCTAGCTGCTTACTGCACACTTCGCAGCGGTACTCATAAGTCGCCATTAGCTTCTCCAATTAGTGCCACCGTCATCGTCGAGCAGACGCAGCACTGGATCGTCTTAACGTTCTCTGGAAGATTATCTGTAATTACACGAATTAACTGCTCTGTTTCCTTTTTGCAGACTCGGCATTTATAGCGAAGCTTGTCCATAGTTAGATCCTTTCAGGTTCTCGATAGGCTGTAGATTCTTTTGGTCTACCCAGTAAGTAGGCTGCCTAGCGTTCTTATACTTCGGCCTCTTGGCCATGGCTACGGGAATCCAGCCCGCTAACCTGTAATTAGGGCTAGTTCCCACGACAAGAATCGCTACGTCTGTATTGCGATCACCTTCGTAGATTATGAGCTGCCCAGTCTCGTAACGTGTCCACTTCACTTCTATAAAGCTTCCGACATCGGCCGTTTTCTTAAATTGCGAAGTTCGTGGATCAAAGTCGACGAATCCTAAGAATCTGGCTACTAGTATCTCGGCCACGATTGACTCGGCTACCTGAGCGACGTAATCATGGAATCCCAGATGTCTGTCGTATCGGCTTTCGTGGTCTGGCTGTCCTTGGATCTGAGCGATACGTTCTAGAGCAACAGTGTGCGCTAGAACTTTATCTTCGATCGTAGGCTTTACTCTCATCTACATAACCCGCATAACCAGATTAACTTCTCGCGCCCTTGGCCCTTGGTATAGCCGAACTTGTCCCACTTTACGAGTTTCTTACAGCTGTCACACTGCTCGATCTGATACTCGGCTATAACTTCGCCATTCTCGTATAGTCTGCCTGTCATTGTCTGCGGGTTAATAATCTCCATGTATTTGCTCATACTTGCGGACTCCACTTTCCAGAAGAAGTTAAGACATACCACAATGGCGCGCACTGTGTGGCCTTAGTGCGTTCTGTGCAGAAGTAGCCGCCCCAGTTCTTAGGCGCGCCTTCGTGGGCTTGCTTCCAAACACGATGCCCATGGCTGCACTGTGGAGCTTCTTGGACTAGCTCTCCGCCCAGCTGCTTAGCGATCTCGTCCATCGACGATCCAAGGCTAGGAATGCCGCTCTGTTCTGCTTCTGCCGCTGTCTTAAAGCTTGGCACGTCTCCGAACTTAACAGTCCAAGGATCGTAATCGTCGGCTGTTGAATTAGCGACCTTGGTAGATAGGTTCTCGACCTTCTCCATGTCTTGGCGAGTTGGACGTTTATCTGCTCCAAGTAGAAGTCCGATAGCGCGACCTATTGCACTCGTTACCGTATCTTCTACGAAGAACTTCTTCATGTTCACGTTATACGTAGCTACGTTCCCGAATGCATAATCTGTAGCCGATGGATTAACGTCTTCGTACTCACGAAAGATCTGGGCTTGAATAAGAACGAAGCCCTTTTCTGCGTTAAAGTCCACAATGTTCGTCTGAACTCTAGCTGTAGGGTGTGTAGCCCATAGACGGGCGATTCTGGCGGCGACGTCCTCGTAGTTATCTAGGAAGCTCATTACTTCACTTCCTTAGCTGCGTGACGTGAAATAGCGCGACCGCGAGAATAACCGCGTCGCTCACCTTCACGATAACCGACTGAGTAGCTGATCGCTGACCATAAGATTCCAGCGACGGCCATAAAGACCACGATAGATAGTTCGTTCATTTACTTGCTCCCGATACTGGGAGCGACGTTCGCGCTCCCTACGTAAAGAGTGAAGCACGAACGCGATTAGGTCAAGATTCCCGCGTGGCTGTCGGCGTGTCGACTGGCGGTTTTGGCTTGGACTTTAATCCATTACCAGCAAGAACTCCACCAAGGGATCCAGTTAAGAAGATCGAAAGTGTCTTTAGTAGATCTATGAAAGCGGCGTCGTTCGGAGCTTGATTACCTATCGGCTGAGTAACGAAGATAAGCGCGTAAGTAATGCCCAGCGTTACGATCAAGAAGACGAATGCTAAAGTCGCGCCGATTATAAGAATGAGCTGCGCGTGGACTTCTTCTGGACTACGGCGTCGTGTGTGTCTCATGTGATACGTCTCCAAGGACGTCTTTAGTACACGTTCCAGTAGGGACGCATTGTGGCGGCTTGCATTCTGGTTTTTCCCAGTTTTCGTATTCTTGGCATTCATAACGAATCCACCCTTGATAACCACAAGCGGAAAGCCCAGCCGAAAGGACTAAGGCCAGACTTCCCGCGAGTAGTTTCCGAGTCACTTCCCCGATAACCCGAAAGCTGTGTCTTTAGGATTAAGCCAGCGTAGGATTACAGGCAGAACGGCGGCAAGGCCCGCCATGCCGATCGCCTTCGGTTCTGTCACTCCCGCCATGTATACAGCTATAGACGCAGCTAAGAAGCTACGCGCCCAGCTTGCGAGTAATGGTTTTAAGTTTTCCATCTTTCTTCTCCTTAATCTTCGGCTTGGCTGCCGACTGAGTAGGTACTTCGACGACTGGATAATCGCCAGCATAAGCCACGAACTTAGGACGTCCGAAGCCTACGACTTCTTTACCGCTCCCGAATGCGCGTTCTTTAATCATTACCATTCCGCCGTTACGTTGGTCGCCAGTTCCCGAAGTGTTACCTTCGATCGTGATAACCGTTTTCGCTTTAATTCCCACGACTATTCCGATGTGGCTAATACGGTCGACTCCATCATGCGGAAAGTCCATGAATGCAAGATCGCCGATCTTCGGCTCTGATTCTACCCAGCGGCTTACTTCTTTAAGCTTATGCGCGCCCGCAGCTGTAGACACCATCGACGGAAGCTTTACGCCCGCTTCATGGAAGCACCAGTTAACGAAAGATCCGCACCAAGGTAATCCGTCGGCCTTCGTAAACTTTCCGTACTTCGTAAGGTTATCGCCTTCTTCTACAGTGCCGACTTCTTTAAGTGCTACTTCTACGACTGCCGCAGCTGTTCCGATTGGGTAACTCATAGACCTAAAGCCGACTTTAACTCTTCGACCGAAAGTCCGACAGAAGCTAACTTCTCCGCGATAGTTACTTCTTTAACTGGACTTGGATTAACCCAAGAAGAATCGGCGACATGATCGTCGATGAATGATTCTAAGGTTTTCTGGGCAACACTTGATTCGATGATGAACGTACCATCTGGCTCCGAGACGATGTTTAGATCGACTTTACACTCATGGCCTAATTGGTCGATGTTGATCTCTTTAGTCGTAATTACTTTACTCATGTTTACACCTTTATTCCGAAGATAGAAGATCCAGCCTTGACAGTTGTCGAGTTTGCGCTGCTCGTGTTTTGTGCCCATTGGAATTGAAGATCTCCAGCTGTAGCACCATTTGCGATCGTTCCGTAAAGCTGTATCGCTCTATTATTAGCGTCTACGAATAGATCCGCACTAACGCCCGATGTATTAACAGAAGTTAAAGTCGTAGCAGCCGCCGCGTTGAAGATCACTTGGCTAGAAGACCAGAGAACAGTCGATCCAGCTGGGCCAGCGCACGTTACTTTAATGTCTGGAGTTCCATCGGCCGCATAAGTGATCTTCTTT